ACCCTGTCTAACAAGAGTATAAACAGTATATGCCAAACCTTCTCCTCCAGCACTCTGCATATTTGATTGCGCCGTTTGAAGGTTGATGTTGGCTATGTTGAGAGCATCCTGTGCATCGTTCTTGTCTTGTAGGGCATCCTCTTTATAATTAAAAGAAAGTTCTACTGTTGCTGTCTGCCCATCTACATTTGACTGGGCAAGATCTACTTCTTCTAAGGCTAGTTCTTCTGCTTCTACTGCATCTTCATAGTCTGCAACTGCTTCATCTCTGACATCCCGCAGATTTTTAGCATACATAAACTTGTTCTCTGATATGTCAATTAGGCTTATTAGACCATCTTTGTAATCTAACTTGTCTACTGCGCTATTAAGGTTTTGTATTTTTCCTGCTGCAACAGTCAGTGGATCATCAGAATGAGCTTCTGTTGGAGCTATAAAAAGCCATCCAAAAGCAAGAAATGATACAGTCAATATACGCAAAAATTTATTCAAGTGGTGGCTCTCCTTATAACCATTATATCAAATTATTCAGTTAGACATAATAGATATAACAAAAAAGGGAGCCAAATTAATGGCTCCCCTAGTTGTTGGACTAATTACTTTACGTAAGTAACCTTAGCCTTTGGATTCTTTGCATTCCACTTCTTTGCAAGTGCATTGAAAGCATCCTTGATTGACTTAAGTGCTGCTGCATTATCTGCAGTCAACTTTGCAATCTGTGCATCCTTAGCAAGTACAACCGCATCTGAAGCAGTCTTTGCATCAGCAAGTGCCTTAGCAGAAGCAGCCTTTTCAGCAGCAATGGCAGCAGCAGAAGCTGCCTTCTCTGTTGCTAGTGCAGCTGCAGCATCTGCGTTAGCCTTTACAACTGCAGCATCTGAAATTGCCTTTGCAGCAAGTGCTGCATCCTTAGCAGCGGTCTGTGCAGCAAGTTCTGAAACTAGATCACGAACTGCGATTTCTGCAAATGGTGCAAGTGCACGAGCAGGTAGTCCAACTACATCTGAAGTTGTTGCATCTGTTGATGTTGTTGGAGCAAATGTAATTAGTGAGCGTGTTCCTGTTGTTGGAAGAGTTGCCTTAAATGTAGCAACTCCAAAGTCTGAAAGTGTAGCGCCAGTTGTTGCTGTTGCTGTGTCTAGTGTTGCTGTAGCAGCAAATACTGTTGCAGTAATTGACTTACCTGATACCTTGTTTCCAAATGTATCTGTTGCAGTTACTGTAATGTCCTGCTTTGTACCAGCAGCACCTGATGTTGGTGCAGAGACTAGAAGAGTGTTAATCTTGCCAGCAGTTCCCTGTACGTAGTATGTAAGTTGTGTTCCACCGTTTGTGATTACAACTGTACCAATTGCTGTTGTCTTTGTGTAGACATAGAATGTTGCTGTTGTTCCTGTACCAGTTGCAACTGTCAAAGATGAAGATCCTGATGTTGCTCCTACTGGTGCAGCAGTTGTGTGTAGTGCAGACACGATTGTTGCATTTGTTGCTGCAACTGTTACGCTTGTTCCAACATCAACTGTTGCAATAAACTTTAGTGCATCTGCAGCATCAACTGTATTGTCTGCAGGTACTGGCAATGATGCAGGTGTTGCAATTGATGAGTTTGTAGTATTTGCTACAGAATCAAGCGATACAGCAACTGTCATTACAGCAGCACTTGCAGGTGTTGCTACGATTGTGCCCAAAGTCATGGCTGCAACCATGGCTAGTGCGATTTTCTTGAATGAATTCATTCGTTATTTCTCCTTGTTATATTAGTTTTAAATTGTCAAGAAAGCTCTTGACATCTTCTGGCATTTGCCTGTTATCTAATTCTACCATAGACTCCTGTCTGCGTGCAAGTTTATCCGATGTCCCCCACGTATGAATATCTATTTCAAGATTCATTTCCTTTGGAGTATGAGAGATAGCACCAAATACTGCCCCACAAACAGCATCTGCTAGGTCCTTAGATTTTTTTCTAGGGTGATCAACACGATTACCCTTCATGATTTTTAATTCTGACATTTCTTCCAGAAGTAAAGGAATCATGGGCATAGCAACACGCTCTTCATAGATCATCATTGCTAAATCTTCGTAGTGTTTTTTTGCAACAGAAACAGTTTCAGTTCTTATTCCAACCTGCTTTAGTTCATTCTGAATATCAAATGATTGCCAACGGTCAAATGAAACCATTCCAATATTAAAGCCTTGTCTTCTAAGATTTTGAATCCATTGTTTTACTTGAGACAAGTCAACAGGCCCTTCTGACTTTGGCTCCCACCATGCTACTGCATCTACTATTACAATTGGTGCTACTTGTTCATAATCTTTAATTACCTGAATATTTACCCACTTATCTACGTGAGCAATAGCAACTGCACACTTATCATGTTTTTGTGCAAGGTCAGCATGAACATAATAAATCTTGTCTGGGTCTGGTTTAAAGTTTTCTGAAAATCTTTTAAAATTATCTACAGGGTTTGTTAGTGTCATACAGTTAATAAGTTTATCTTTTTGTTTAAAGAAAGCATCTGATGAATATGTTGGCGTACATAGAAAACGCATCATTGCATCGCCAAGGTCTGTTAAAAATGCAATCTTAAAGTCATCAATTTTACGAGTAGGATTTACTTCCCATGTTGGACGCTTTAATGCAAATATCTTAGGAATCTTATAGGAAAGTATGTGGTCCTCTTCCCATGATATCTCAAAGTTATTGTCTGGGTTATCGTGTGGTAAATCTTCATTAATAATAAACTTGTATGTTCGTTCTATTACTTCTTTATCAGCAATTACTGAATCATATCTTTGGGAAATAAAGTCACCTTGATAGCGAGGGAATGAAAGAAGGACAACCTTTCCAAGGTCAGGAAAACGAGAATCTACAGTACCACGGAAAGCTTTATAAATATTGTCAGCAGTCTTTCCTTGCTCATTACCTGTTGCTACCTCTGATGCAAAGCCAGAAATCTCATCAAGTACAGCCATAAACAAGTTCAAACCTTCATGTGATTCACGTTCTGAGTGACCAGAGTAAACAGTAATAGACTTGTCAAATTCAATAGAATCTGCTTTTGGATTATACTTTCCTGCAAACCATGGTGATCTTTCAATCTTAGACTTAAAGCCTTTAAAGAAAACGTTCTTAGCCTGTTGTGCGTTAACTGCAACATTAATAATATCAATAGCATCTCCAGCAGGCTTACCATAATAAATAGCTGGATCTTTAAGGCATAACATTTTGTATACTACATATGCACATGATACTGTAGATACGAAGTCTTTTCCAGATCCCTTGCCAAGTTGCAGAATAAGTTCATTCTTTGTGTACTTCTTGTAATATTCTTCACCTGAATCACCCATAATATCAATAACATCTTCTTTACGATATATCTGGCTCATTGCCTCAACAATTGTGTACTGTATGTCAGACAAAGGTGGTTGCCCAAGATAGTCTGGAGACTCAACAAATGTCTTTGCGTCAACAGGCTTCTCAACAAAATGATTTTCTTTTAGAACTTCAAAGAAATCATTGAACATCGTGGACAACAGTAATCACTTCTCCTTCTTTTGCAATAGCAGATAGTCTTTGCATAATAATATCTCTTACCTCTGGATGCTCAGATGCAATGTCTCTTAAGATTCCAACAAGAACTTCTTGACGTCGTTCAATTTCAACCATCTCTTCAGCAAGTTCTTTATTTTCAAGAAGCCCAGCCTTTTGTAGCATATCAATACGCTTAGACTCAATGTCCATTACAAGTTTAATTGCACCAGTCTTTGCACTAAGATTATTAGTCATAGACGCTTCATCAATAACTTCGTATGACTTTAGAATAAGCTTGCTGTAGTGTGCATCAGCACCAGCAAGTGCGTCTTTAGCACGAGCACGGATTGCTGTATTATTGGATGTCTTTTCTTTCCATTCATCAATGTATGCAACTACACGAGTTCGTGGAATTGCTAACTCTTTGGAAATTGTAGTTGGATCACTACCCTTAAGATATTCTCCAACAACATCATTCATTACATCAAGATGCTTGATTAACTCTTCTTCAGTTGACATATTTTCCCTCTAGTCTATTTATTTCATCTTTGATATAAAAGATTGCTTTTTCTAGATCTTGAATAGTCTTAGATTCATCTTTTAGTCCTGCTCTCCAAAGGTACTTAAAAGCATTACCAACATTAAAGTTGCGGTGACGAGTAATCTCTATGCATTCTACTCCAGAAGGATCTGTTGTGTAATGTAGTGGATGATTTACTTGGTCAACTGTAATATTTAGATTATCACTCATCTTCTTCATCATCTTCCCAGTCAAAAATTTCAGGCAAACCTCTTAATGATGTGACAACGTAAGTTAGCCCAACAGCACCAGCAACACCCAAACCAATAATAACTTTTTGTATTTTATTCATCTTCTACTCTTTCTTAGTCCAAACTTAGCTAGATAAACATATATAGTTTCTACGCTTGATCCGCATTCTTTTGCAATTTCTTCTGGTGACTTCTTGTCAGTTAAAAACCTCTTCTTTAGCCATACTTCTGATGTATATAGTTTACCAGCCATGATGTTATTTGTCAACCCCTATTGCCTTTGTCCAATTTGATAATGCCCAGTGACCAATACCACAAGCATCTGCCACATCATTATCTGTAATAGTTCTATCATAAACAGTATTTATAAATCTAATAGTACGTTCTTTTCTTAGGTTTCTCTCATAAGTTTTATACCAAGACACCGACTTACCTGGGTGTTGGGCACGTATTAATACTTGTTCTTCTTTAGATATCTTCTTATTCCCTGCAAAATTCTGCCAAGTAATAGGAGATACTTTTCCTATAATCTCTGTACCAGACTGTCCTGCTGATCCAAGGATTGCACCCTGAACCAATGCTAAGTCTGCAGCAGTCTTTGGAGAGTTCATGAAAACTGTATGTTCAATAATTATTGCTTCAAATCCACCATAAATATCAAAGAAAGCTTTTACTTTTTTGCCTGCATCCATAACCTTTTCATAAGTATCTTTGCCCTCAAAGGCTATTTTTCCAATTGTAGTTATATCTTTTTTCTTTGTATTGAATACTGCAAAGGCAAGACTATTAGTGCTAGCGTCAATAGCACATATAGAATCAGGCATAATTGGAACACCCCACTTACTCTTGCTCATACTCAATAAACCCCTTTATTTGTTTTAACAATTTGTCAACAGCTTTTTTGCTTATATTGCAATTAGCACAAAAACCAGAATCGTTATATATTGAAAGAGAAGTATCACATCCGCCTTGGCATCTGCGATCCCTTCCCTTCCTCTTTTGTCTACGAGTAACTTGATATCTTTCTTTAATTTTTTCTTTTGTAGCAAGGTCACGACATTCAAGGCTGCAGTATATTTGATAACTTACCTTGGGATCAAACCTAGTGTCACATCTGCTACAAAGTTTCACTCAGTTCCTCCAGAGATGCTATTTTAACAACACCTACTCCTGCTTCATCACATGCTTTTTTAATTGGACAGTTCTTGCAAACTTTAGAGTTTGACCTATAGTTCTTGGTTGGAAGTTCTTTAACTTCCCAAGACTTACGCACAACTCTCATCCATTCAAAAGCTTCATCAATCCATTTACGGTAATGATCATTCACCTCAACTGGAATTACAAGAAGCTCATGGTTGTTTTTATTTTCATAAATAAGAACACCCTTTGCCTTCTTTAATATCTTCATATAAATAAGTATCTGAACAACGTGCCCCATCTTAGGTTTACCTGTACGCTTGCGATATTCAAACACTTCATTATTAGTAGTTTTAACTTCTACAACTACTTCTTCGCCCTTCCAATTAATAAAATTATCTACATAACCAAAAATTGGAGGATCATCATTAAAAATCTTAAACTCTGAGTCAATTGAAAGTCCAGAGTTTTTAAATGCTTCTTCAATTCTTCCATGTGCAAGTGTTCCATTACTCATATTTGCAACTGCATAAGGGTCAGAGTTGTCTTCAAATACTGCTCCTTCAAATGCAAGGTACCAATATCGTGGACATTCTCCGTGACCATATGCAATAGTAGAAGGACCAAAAGTTTTCTTTTGTGTATGCTTAGGCTCACGGCCTACAAGATATCCTGCTTCAATAGCTTTTACAAGCTCTCTAGCATCAATTGCTGCTGGTGACTCAACCTCTTTAATCATTATCTGCTTTAGTAAATTTTTTGTCATTATATTCCTTTGTTTATATAAGTATACCAGGTTAGCGCATAATGTATTTGAGTGCTGATACCAAGTTGTTTATTGATTCTGCTGCTGTATAGTAAATATTCTTCTTTGCCCTGTCATTTTTATCAACATTGGCCATCCAGGTTGCCTTGAAAGCCATTTTTGCTGCAATTGCCTGAAGTCTAACGATCTCTATGGTTGCTACATTAAGAGGTATGTCAGGCTTTATAATAATCTTAGCAATAAATGTTAGGGCTGCTGTTAACTCCTCATCCTTCATATATTCTGCTATTTCAGATAATCCATCTACCATCTCTATTGTTGTTTGTTGTTGTTCACTCATTGTCTTCTCCTATCATCTGTTCCATTATTTCAAATTCAGTTATTATTAATCGCACCTTTGAGTTTCCATCACCAAGTACTACAATTATTGCTGGATCATTGCCATTCCTAATGGCATCAGTAACAGCCTTAGCCCATACATCTTTATTGAGAGTAAATGATTTTGAGCACTCTTTAAAATCTACAGTAAAATTTTTCCAAGTTGCATCACCCTTGTGGGTATTACGTCCTGAATTCTTATGCTGTTTAGCACCTATTCTTTTACTCTCAGATCTTTCGCTCAAAGTCTTTCCTTGTCATGATAAGTGGTACCTTAGATAAATGTTTTTGACTGCAAAGCCAAGTTAGGTCTGCGCTATCTAGCCAAAGCCTTAGAGATGTAACCTCTTCATTACATTTTTTACATGGGAACTTTCCAGAAAATACCTTAAATTTTTCAGACATTTAGAATTTTGTTCTTTATCGTGTTCTGAAGGTCTAAGTCTTCTCTTACTCTATTTACAAAAGCATCACGGCCCTGTACTTTTGAACCGTCTGGCAATACATACCAAGCTCCAGTACGTTCTACTATACCCATCATTTCAGCCGTATCAACAAGATCACCAATGCTATCAATACCAACATTATCTCCCCTGAAATAAAAGTCATACTCGCCAGACTGAAAGCCAGGAGAAGTCTTAGAAAATTGTAATTCCCAGCGAATCTTGCGACCAATCTTTTCTTCAATAAGTTTATCTCCAACATGAATCTTTCCCTTAATTGCTTGATTGTCGGATTCCGATGAAAATAATTTAATAACAGTAGAAGAATAGAACTTAGTAGCTTGACCACCAGTAGGCTGCTGGCTAGTATACATAGCGCTAATATTATTGCGAGACTGACTAATAAGAACAAGCATCGTAGGCTTAATCTTATTGTTAGCATAATTAAGCATTTTCCAAGCGTTGCTAAAGTCTCTAGACTCTGCACCAATCTGCTTGGTATTTTCAAGTTGTTTAAGTTCATCTGAGTCCTTTTCAAAATAAATTGCTGGTAGCAATGAAGTAATAGAGTCAATAACTATTATATCAACTCCAGCATTCATGAGATTAGTTCCAACATCAACCATTTCATTGATTGTGCGACACTGTGAAACAATAAGTTTTGAAGAGTCTACGCCAAGTCCTTCTGCCCACTTCTTGTCATATGACATTTCAGCATCAATCCATGCACAGATTTTTCCTTCTTTCTGTGCTAGACCTATCATTTGAAGACATAGAGAGGACTTTGCAGAGGACTTAGAGCCCCAGACCAGTACTTGACGACCATAAGGTAGTCCACCATTTAAAGCACGATTTAAACCAAAACTAGGTGTCTCTGCATACTCTGTTGCTGGGATAGTATCTCCAGCCATTACCGTTTTTCTAAGCTTTGGACTAAGTTGAGCCAATACTTCTTCTACTGTAAGCATTAGAATCGCACCCCATGCTTCTTTGGTCTATCTTGATTCTTTTCCATCTTTTGTTTGATTGCAGAGTCTAATGATTTAGTTACATAGCCTGCTTTTATCATGCCTGCATAAAGATCTAGAGTGCGAATAATAATATCTGCAAACTCATCTGACAGCTGGCTTGGCTCCATGTCTTTTCTCAGTGCCTCCATTGCTTCAACAACTTCAGACACAATCATCATCATTTGTTTTGTTACAAAGATTTCATCTGCTGGTCTATCCCAAAATCCTTTTTCTACTGCATTTGCATGTATCTTATCTGCTAAAACATCAAACATTTTCTACCTCATTCATTGTGACTGTTCCATCTTTTGTTTTTCCAAAATCAAACTTATATACATTTCCTTCTTCAATCTTCATGTAAGCTTTTGCAAATTGCATTGGAAATACAACGATTGAGTGCATTTCTCTTCCTGCATCTGCCAATACTAAAGATGCCATCTTCTTTCCAGCCTTGGTTACTCTTGGCTTAAATGAAACTACAAAGTGCTCACCTTCTTTATATGGAAGCATCTTATAATTTAAAAACTTTACCAAAGAATTTTTAGATCCCTTTATTTCATCAGCAGGTATTGCAGACACAATCCTATTGTCACTTGCAAGAATAAGATAAGTGCGACCAGTCTCAATGGTCGTATTTTCATCATCAAATATACCGACACTACCAGTTTTGTCCAAAATTTCAACTCGTGACCATCCTGTTCCTCTTTTAATTGATTTTACCATACCTAATATTATAAATGATCCAGTCTCTTCATACTCTTCAACATCATTGATATATGCATAATAATGTTGTGGAATAGATGTATTGAACTCAGGGAGGTTAAGATACTCGTAAAGATTCTCTTTTACTTCCTGTGGATTTGCTGGATTGTCTGGAAATGTAAGTGCTCCTACACATCTCATTGCCTGTAGTGCACGGCTATTTACTCCGTTACCTTTTGTAAATGTAAACTCTTCAACATCTTTATATGATGCAAATGGGCGACCTGCAATATATCTTTCAGCTATCTTGTCAGATATATACTTAATGCCAGTTAGTCCAAACCGAATACCCTTGCCTTCAATCTTAAAGTCAATGTCTGAATCATTAAGGTGAGGAAGCTTTACAGGAATACCCATACGCTTTGCCTCAATTAGATACTCTGTTCTTCCATCTTTGTCTTTTTCATTCTTAAGAAGTGCAAACATAAACTCTAGTGGATAGTGATACTTTAACCATGCTGTCCAGTATGATAGTGTTGAGTATGCTACTGCGTGAGACTTATTAAATGAGTACCCTGCGTGAGCCTCAAAGTCATGCCATAGATCTAACGCACCATTTGGCGAAAGGTATTGCGAAGCACCCTTAACAAATTGATCCTTAAAAACATCAAACTCTTTAGCATCTTTTTTCTTTCCAATGATCTTTCTAACTTTATCTGCTTCCGACATGGACATACCGCCAAGCTGTACGCATGCTTGCATAACTTGTTCCTGGTAAAGAATACAGCCATAAGTTTCCTCCGTAAATGATTTCATAACTTGGTGCTTATAATCAATGTTCTCACGACCATGTTTACGAGCAATATAAGACTTACCAATAGTATTCATAGCACCAGGACGAACTAAAGCATTTGATGCTGCAAGTTCAGCAAGGTTCTTTACACGCATCTTAACTAGAAGGTTTGTGTATGGTGCTGCTTCACACTGAAACACGCCCTTAGTGTATCCGTCAGAGAGCATGTTATAAACGTTTGCATCATCCATATCAATCTTTAATAAATCAATTTTTGTTCCTTCACGCTCTTTTATAATATCAATACAGTCTTTAAGTACGCTTAAGGTCTTTAGACCAAGAGCATCAATCTTAATCAAACCAATGTTTTCTGCTTCACCCATATCAACTGCCACCACTGGGATTCTTTCATCTTGCCCAGTTACTGATCTTGTTTCTAATGGTGCGTATCTAAATATTGGATCTTTACTTGTTACAACTCCTGCTGCGTGAATTCCAGTACCACGGATTCTACCACGAAGCTGGTCTCCGTAGCGCTCCACCTCTGGATACTTTTCTCTAAACCAGTAGGTATTCTTTGATGTGCAGAAGTCATCCCATGTATCAACAACCTTGAGTACCTTGTTAACATCTGGCAAAGGAATGTTTAAACATCTTGCAACGTCTCTTACAACACCCTTATCTTTAAACTGTAAGAATGTAGCAATAGATGCAACGTGTCTGTATTGTCTAACCAGATAGTCTTTTACTTCGTCACGACGAGTGTCTTGAATATCTGAATCAATATCAGGAAAGTCGTTACGGTCTGGATTAATAAATCGGAAGAACAAGAGACCATGCTTAATTGGATCAATGTCTGTGATGCCAAGTGCATAACACAACAAAGATCCTGCTGCAGAACCACGACCTGGACCAACCATAATGCCCTCACTCTTTGCCCAGTTAAGCATGTTACGAACAACTAGAAAGTACGGACCAAAGTTTTTCTCTCCAATAATTTCTAACTCTTCATCAAGGCGTGCAAGGTATTCTTCGTTCTTGTCTAGCTTTCTTTCCTTAAGGCCTTCAATAGCAAGCTTTTTAAGTTCATCCATAGGCTTCTTATACTGTACTGGAAGAAGATCTAGGTGTTCTTTAATATCGTACCCTTCAACCTTGTCGGCAATCTCATTGGTAGAAACAAACATGTCTTCACGATCAATGCCCTGCTTTAGCATTGCATCTTTCATCTCATCATATGATAGAAGATGAATGTCAAACTTATTAAAGCTCATCATGCGATCTGCACCATATAGATAGTCAAGGCGATCCATAAAAGATTCATGCTTCTTTGACTTGTCGTATGTTACATCTTTTTGTAGCTTGGCATGAGTATTAAGAAGTAGCATCAACTCCTGAACTTCTTTTTGACTTGTATCAGAGTGATGACAGTCTGGTGTTACAACAATCTTAACTTTTGCTGCATCAGCAAGTTCAATGATTCCCTTGTTAACTTCTGGAGGGTTGTGTGGCATTACCTCAATATAGTAATCATCACCAAATTCTTTTTTAAACCACTGTATGTGCTTCTTTGCAGTTGCAAGCTCACCTAGTTCAACAGCTTTTGCTATCCAACCACTAAGGCATGCAGATGTAACAATAATTCCTTCTTTATACTTTGCCAATGTTTCAAAATCAAATCTTGGCTTACTAAAGAAACCATCTGTCCAAGCAAGTTCATTAATCTTATTAAGGTTTTCTAAACCTTGTTGGTTCTTAGCGAGAAGGACTATATGATGATAGTTTTGGTCAAGAGGATCTGGGCGGTCTGCCTTTGCTCTCTTATCCGACATACTAGTCGTCATATAGCCTTCTACACCAAGTATTGGCTTAATTCCATTTGCTTTTGCAATACGGTGCAGTTCCCTATGCCCAGATAAAGTACCGTGGTCAGTGATAGCAATTGCTTGCATCCCTAACTCAACTGCACGGTTCACGTATTCTTCTGGAGTAGCAACACCATCCATTAAGGAGTAGTGTGTATGGACATGTAAGCCAACGTAGTTCATCTATTACCAGTCAATGTTTGCTGATGAAGATGAAGGAGTATCAAAGCCTAAATAAAAGGCTTCTTGTTCCGCATACGGAACCTTATTGAGAGCCTTCTCCAATGGATAAGGTTCAATTCCTGACCAATCAAATGGTGCAGAATCTGGGCCACTTGGAATAAGTGTATAGCTTGTTTCAGTACCCTGACCGTTACGCTTTACCTTCCAAGTAAGATTTGATATGCTACCTGTTTCAAGTGCATACTCACGAATAGTATTAAATGCAGATTGCTTGCTAACACCCATATTCCAAATTGCAACATATGGTGCATCAATGCCGTCATCTACAAGAACGTTGCAATAGAAACGAAGACGTGCACGCCATCCAGCCTTTGGATCTTTGCGGTGCATCTCTTCTGCCCAGTCACGTCCTTCTGATTCCATTGTATCTACAGCCTTGCGCTTGTAGTCCTTTGGGTTTGTGTGCTCTGATACAACTAGAGCCAATCCACGATCTACGTTATAGTTTGCTGAATCTTCATCTAGTTCTTCAATAAAGCGAATTTTTACTGCTTGTCCATCAGCGATCTTGAACCAACGAACCTTTGTACCTGTGCCTTCAAACTTTGGCTTATCTACTAGTGCGTTAATGTTTTTTAGTCCTTTTACAATTGCCATTTTGTCCTGCTCCTTTTTTTTATTATTGTTTTTATTTTAGCATAGATATGATTGAATTGTCAAACTGGAACTCCAGCTTTTTAATCTCATCATCATCCATGTCTCCTATGTCTTTATATTTTTTATCTAATCTGATTGCTGTTACTAGATTTCCCAATTTTTCAATTAGTTTATCCTTCATAATCATACCAGCTTCATCGTTGTCTGCAACTAGTACAACATTGTTGAAGTACTTTTCTAATAGTCTGATCTGAGATACAGACACATTAGCACCCAGCGTTGCAACTGCTGGAAAACCTACTTGGTCTAAACGGATTGCATCAAATGATGATTCCACTACATAAACTATACTAGAACTCTTAACTTTATGCAAGTTAAAAAGCACCTTGCTCTTTGGAAGCCCTGGAGTATTCTTAAATTCTTTTCCTTCAATAGTTCTAGCAACAAAACCAATACACATTCCATCAGGAGTATGAATTGGAATGGTAACTGATCCTTGCTTTTCTGAATAGCCAAGGTCAAACTTAATCACTGAATCTTTTGTTATTCTGCGACTATTAAAGTAATTCATTGCTAGTGGGGCATCAAGTGCTTGTTTATTTAATCTTTTAATAAGTAGCTCATCATACTGAACAAAGTCAGGTGGTGCATATAGTGCTTTACCAACAATGGTTTGAATATCAGACTGCTGTTCTTTACTTTTTATGTATCTTACAGTTTCAAAGTATGATCTATTTGATGTAAACATAATTAACTCAATTAGATTCTTAGTTACCTGACATCCAAAACAAAAAAATAAACCACTGTCTTTTGCTACTTCTCCAGCAGGTGTTCTGGTGTTATTGTGAAATGGACAATAGATAATAAAATCATTCCCAAACTCAGCTTCAATATCTAAGCCTGCACCATTGAGAACACGACGAATCTGTTCTTCTGTATAAATCTCTTTACTTACCATCTTCAAAGTCCTTGTAACGATAGTAGCCCTTGTCAAAGTCACACTGTACTAAGAAGTCTCCCATGAAACCATTACGGTTCTTTCTAAAGGCACACTCAATAATATCACTGTTGCTAGCACGACCTAGAGCCATAACCCAGTCAGCATCATATGCAATCTGTCTTGACCATGCAGTCTGTGCAAGAGTAGGAACTGTTGACATATCCTTTACATCATCAGGTGTTGCAGATGATATAGCAATAATAGGTACCTCTTCACTAATAGCCATTAGCTTTAGTTCACGAGAAAGGTTTTTCATCTTTACCGTTTCATTGTCAGCCTTTTGATTTGGACTCATCAACTGAAGGTAATCAACTACAACAAAGTCTGGCTTATACTGATCTAGCTTTCCACGGATTACAGATGGAGTAACTTCACCACCAGAGTCATTAGAAATAATATGGAAAGGTGGTCTTCCTTGTAATTTATTTTCATGCCACTTCTTCAACATATCAATCTCTATCTCACCATTGGATAACTTGCGATGTGACCAAAGACCTTCACCCATAATAGTAAAGACACGGTTACGCACTTCTGTCTCGCTCATTTCAAGAGAGATGATAAGTGGTGTCTTACCCTGTTTCCAGGCCTGTACAGCGAAGTATAGAGCCATCCATGACTTTCCTATACCTGGGTATGCTAAAAAGACTCCTAGCTGCCCTGGCATAATTCCAGAAGGTAGATAGTTATCAAATCCTGGTAGACCTGTCTTAATGCCACGCTTTCCTAGTGCATTTTGTTCTTTTACATTTTCAAAGTATGCAATAGCAGAATGAATATCTGTTGCATCAATATCACGGATAGATGCTGTATTTTTCTTTAGTGTAGATGTCTTAGTAATTAGTTCTTCAAGTGCTAAGACTCCTTGGCCAGACTGTACCTCAGTTGCAGCAGATCTTAATATATCTTTAAGACTATCATTTAAATACTCAGTCTGTAATTCTTCAAGGTGGTGTTTTGTTGCACCAATATCTTTAATTATTTCAAAATCTCTGAATCGCTCTACTACTAAAGATGATGGTGGTACGGTTCCATTGTTTTCAGCATATAAACGAATAAAGTTCCATACGTCATTGTGTGTTCTTAGTAGTGTCTCTACATTTGCCTGTAATAATACATGAAGTTGCTTGTCTTGTAATACCGCTGAAATTACTTTAGCTTCTGTATTATTCACTTAGCCACTCCTTTGCTTTTGCCCTGCGTTCTTGTCTATCTTTTAAGTCTTGCTCTACATCTAGTTTACCATTAAGAATTTTTTCTGCATTATAAGCAAAATAGTTCCAACTTGCTTCTTGTGCGACAGAAAAATAATACTCTAATAACTCATAACAATGTGAAATGCCATAAGACTCAATAAGTCCATCAGCTGCCCACTGCTCTACATTTAAGTTTAGAGATGGCTTCTGCTCATACTTTGCTGTATGTAATTTTGAGTATCTACTCAGCAAAGCCATACGGTCTTTGCGTTCTGCCATTATTCTGAGATTTCAGACTTTGCTTCTTGAATCTTCTCAGTTAGTTTATCTTCAACAAACTTGTAGACACGCTCAAAAGCTTGATTAATGTTTTCTCCATTGCGTGCTGAATCAACAACACCAAGATCAAGTCTAAGTGATTGAAAGTTTCCTAAATTAAGAGTATATCCTAGTGTTACGTTTACTTTTGTATCTTCGTTTTCCATTACCCACCCATTTCTAAATTATATAGACTCATTCCAAACTGGAATAAATCGTCCATCTTCTGTTCTCGTATATGTAAGTATACCGTCTCCCATTCGCCTTGTCAACTCTTGGCTTGTAGGAGTCATGTTGTTTGTTATTAATTTGTCTTTTCTTGGTTGTCCAATATGTATACTTGCAAGTATAGCACGTATCTCCCTAACATGTGATTCAGAGTAATAGGATCTAATTTTAAATCCTCTTTCTCCGTCAAGCTTTGCTCCTATTGGTGGAGGTATAACTCCTCGTTTAATTAGACTTGGAATATATTTTCTATGTCTATTGATAAGTTTGGCAGTTTCTGATACACTGTATGCACGCTCACGGTTTTTTTTAAAGTCAGAAAGCAGACATGTTTCTAAACGATCTTTAGTTATATTATAAAACGTAACCATTCCAGTAGAACGAGAACTATGATAGACCTTTACAAGATCTCCATTAATAAACCATACTTTAACCTTACCTTTTATTACAGGTTCGTTATTGTATTCTTGGCTCTGAATTTTTCCTTTTGAAGTATCCATTTTCCCTCTTTGGTTGCCGAAGGTGGATGATAAAATTTTCTATCACCACATGTAATACAAGCTGTTTCTAAATGTTCAGAAGTTGTGTACTGTCTATCCACAAAGACACGACCTTTGCATCTTTTACAATTTAACATAATGTCCTTATGACTAGTTATTTATTTTTTTAAGACTAGATGAGTAGTCTTCTACTGCTATTTTTTTTTCTTCTTGTTCCTGAGAATATTGAGTTATCTCTGCTCTTAAAACAGCAATCTGTGTTTCATAGTTAGATACAAGTTCACCAATACGTTGCTGCAGGGCCATAATAATAAGTTCTGCTTTATTTTCCATTTGTTTCACCCCTTTATAATATTATGACAATGATGCAAGTTGAGATATCAGTGCAGCTTGCTGTGATTCAATAGAGTCTATTTCTATTTGAAGATCTGCAACAGATTCATCTTTAGAAATAGTTGCAGATGTTAGCTCAATCATGCTTATCTCTAGGTTATATCTATTGTATTCTAAATTCTTTAAGTGTTGTTCTATAATAGAAGATTTCTCTTCATTTGTCAGTTCATATACCATTTGTTACTCCTTATTATAGTATGTATTAAGTATAACATATAAACATTAATCATAACAGAGGTTTGAGCCTGGTCCACAGGAATCACCATAGGTTCCACAACCACTAGATCCACAAGGTATATTACCACCGAAGCTAGGGAAGAATGGTGTAGCAAAGCTAGGGAAGAATGGTGTAGCAAAGCTAGGGAAGAACGGTGTAGCAAATGTTGGGAAGAACGGGAAGAATGGGAAGAACGGTGGGAAGAATGGACCTGCAGCAGGGGAGGAAGTAATTGTTCCAGACTCAGCTTGTAAAGAGGTTCCAACACCATTGGTAGCCGTAGCTCTTGCAATAAAAATATAAGCTGGAGCTGCTGCATCAGATGAAGTAACTGTGTATGAAACAGTACTAGAGCTTGTAGGACTATTGGTTGCTTTTGTAATTGGATAGCTAACCCCATCTACTCCTGCTAATATTCTAAGGCTATAAGTTGTTGGAGAGCCAGACCATCCACTTGTGCTTGCTGTAATTACTGTTCCAGCAACTCCTGAGCCAGATAAGGTTGCAGATCCTCCTGCTGGTACTGCTGGTGGAGAAACAGCTGGTCCAACTTGTGTTGAGCTTGCCTCTGTTGATGTTCCTGCAGAATTTGTTGCAGTTGCAAAAGCTTTAAAGAATTTTCCAACATCCGCAGTTGCAATTGTATATGTTCCACTTGATGAAGTTGTAGATGCTCTTAATGGATCGCTTGTTAAAACTGGATTTGTTCCATTATATAATCTTAAGTTATAGCTGGTTGGTGAGCCAGTCCATCCACTAGTTGAGTATGTAATAATACTTCCAACATTATAGTTGCCAGTATTTGTACTGATTGAAACAGAACCACCAGTAGGTGTTGAAACTGGTGAATTTACTGTAACATCATTTGATGTGGCTGATGCTGAACCACCATCATTAGACGCTGTTACAACACACCTTAGTGTGCTGCCATAAACCGAAACATAATTAGATGGTGGCGAGTATGTTGAAGATGTTGCTCCTGATATGTTGAGATATGTGCTTCCTGAATCTCTATATCTCCATTGATAAGAAAAGCTTGTTGGTGAATTATTCCAGCTTCCATTTGTTACAGAGTAAGTAGTTGTTCCAGCAGTTCCACTAGAAGGAGTTACAATTGGTGCTGCCGTATTAACTGGTGGAGAAACTGCTGTCCATCTAGCATACATTGTTATATTTGATGGAGGAGTAAAAGATCCTCCAGATGCTATTGGACCATAATCATATGTTCCTTGTAAAGTATTGTAATAACCATTAAAAGTAAAACCAGAACGTGTTCCTGGTGAAGGAGCAGTATGAGCAGCACCAGTATTTTGTGTTGTTGAACCTCCACCTGAACCTCCATTTGCATTCCAAGTTACAGTTATAGTACTTTGTGAAACAGTTGCACTATTAGAGTCTGCAAAATTTGATCCACCTGCATTGGAAGCTGTCACTCTACAAAGTATTGGGCTAGAGTATGATGAAAAAAAGTTTGATGGAGGAGAATATGTGCTTGATGTTGCTCCTGCAATATTTTGATAAGCACCAATTCCACCATCATAATATCTCCACTGGTATGAATAGCTTGTTGGTGAATTATTCCATGATCCTGTTGTTGATGAGTAAGTTGTTGTACCAGCAATTCCAGAAGAAGGTGTGACTGTAGGAGTAACTGTATTTACTGGGGCAAGGATTGCTGTCCACCGTGCAAACATTGTAGTTACACCAGAAGGTATATTAAAAGATCCACCTCCTGCAATTGGACCATATTCATATGTTCCCTGTGAAGTGTTATACCAACCATTAAAGGTAAACCCAGTTCTTGTTGGAGTTGGAGCTATTACTGTATAGTTTGGAGCAGATCCAGTTCCTGATGTTGGAGAAACAGATCCACCATTTGCATTCCAGTTTACTGTTCTAGTTCCTGCTGTAACCGTTACAGTGTTTGAATCAACTGGATCACTTGAAATACCATTAGAAGCCACTACCGTACATTTTAAATCAGCACCATAAAGTGTTACAAAGTCTGCAGGTGGAGAATACGTAGATTGATTATTTACACCTGGAGCTGCAGGGTATATTGTTGCGCTTTCTCTATATCTCCATAAATATATGTATGTTGTTGGTGCATAATCCCATGTGCCGTTGGTTGTAGTAAATGTATCGGTTCCAGCAATTCCAGAAGCTGGTGTAACTATTGGAGCAGTCTTATTCTTTGGCTTAATCTTAATCTCAATACCATTGCTATATTCTATTGTTTGTTCTGAAGATACAGTATTGACCGCTTTTACAGAAAATCTAAACCATTTTGATTTTTTACTTACATCAAAATCTGCATCTAAAGTGATGTATGTTTTAGTATTTGAAGTGCCATCTGAGGGGTTTGTTATGGTTTGATAGGTATCTATATCAGACCAATCTATATTTTCTAAAGAATTTGTATTTGCTTTTTGAAATATATATGTAAAAACATTTCCTGAATCCCAATGGTAGTTGGTTCCAGTTAGCGTTTCTGGATGAACAGATCCTGCTGCAGATATTTCAAGTGGAAAATCTATTTGTGGTCCAGCTTTGCCAAAAAATATTTTCCAAACTGATCCTGTTTTAATGTAAGCCTTAGATATATTTTTCCAAACAGATCCAGTTTTTAATTTAAAAGAAGCAATATTCTTCCAATCACTACCCACCTTTAGTTTAATTGTCATATTATTAACCTGTTATGGTGTGTACACCAATAGAACTGAACCGCTTCCAGCATCAGGAAATACGCTAGATACATACTGAGTTGATACTATTGTGTACATGTTTCTTAATCCACCTGAACGATAGTCCTGTGCAGATCCTGAATAATTTCCAGAAATTTCAGCATTCTTAAAAAGCTCAACCTGTCTTCCTTCTTGACCTAAAAATATTCTTGATATACCTGCAAGAGTATCTGTTGTTAAAATATTTTGCTGACTAGAACGATTTGTAATAGAAAAATCTGTTCCACTACTCTTAATGTTGTAGTCGCCTACTTTAATCGTTCCACCAGTTGATAGGTCAATTTCAGCAGTTCCAGTAGCTGTTAGTTTCCCAAGATTAGAAACACCAGTAACAGTCCAGCCATGTTGTAAAGTATCTCCTGAAAATTGTCCAAAACCTCCAAGTTGAGCCCGTACGGTTCCTCTGATTGTGGCATTATTGGCAGTTAATAATCCTGCTCTTGTAATGAATACGCTTGGGGTTTGTCCTGCTGTACCAGCTGAAAAAACATTGGCTCCTGTTCCAAGCTCTACTCTAAAGTTTGTAGAAACATCTATTACACCAGTTATTACTATATTTTTATCTGTTGAATTTAAAACAAACTGTTCTGATCTATCTTTAATTTTTGTAGAGTCTACAACCCATCCACCAATTAATGCTGCTTGAGTAAAGAAAGAAATTGCATTAGGAAGTGTTCCAACTGCTGGCTGACTTCCAATTGGAACATTTCCTGATGATATTGGAGTATTTAATATAGCAGTAAGAGTGTTATTGCTTGCATCAATTGAAGCTAAACCTTTATCATTAATAAGAACACTTGTGCTTGTTGGGCTGGTGCCTGTATAGAATGTTCCAGATTCTACTTGAAAATTACCAGTAATTTTTCCAGATAACGCTGTAATCTTACCCGTAATATCTGCATCAGTAGTTGTTAGTTTTCCTGTAGATGCTGCAATTGAAGATGCTCCTACACTTAAAGATCCTCCAGATATTGTTATATTTTTTGCTTGGACTGCACCTAGTTGAGTTACAGAAAATTCTGCCTGGGCATCTCCACCCGATGTTGTTGATCCAGCATAGAATGCATAAGTTCCACTTGCAGATAATCCTGCATATTTTGTAATTCCTGAGACTAATTGGTTTTCTATTTTATTAGAATAGATTTTCCAGTCAGCAATCTTAGCATTAGTTGTTAAGAAGGTTGGACTTCCATCTGTAGCATTTGCAACAATTTGTGTGCTTGGAGTTCCTCCAGTATTATAAACAAAAAGACCTTCTTTATTAAGGATTGCTCTGCCACCAGAAGTAGCACTATCTCCTGCAAGAATAGAACCATTTGTACTAATCTTAACTTCATTATCAATTAAAGAAAGCATTCCTGGGTCTGCAGGAGTAACTGATTTTTGAGCAGATATTAAAGAAGAAGCACCGTCTGTTTTAAAAAACTTTATCTTTACATAGTTTAAAGTATAAGAAGAATTAATTATTATTGCTGGGCTTAATCCAGAATAAACCAAGTTTGTTGCATCGTCTGGTGTAAAGTTATTGATGGAACTTGAATAAACCTTTGCATATGCTGCAGCTGCTGGAAGAGTATAGTTTACACTATAGCCATTAGAAATAGCAGTAACTTCAAATGTTGGCGTAACGTTAGCTAACTCGTTAACCTTCTCAGCTACAGTAAAAGCAGTTCCTGCATTACGATTGTCTGCAACATCAGCTAGTATTAACAAACCAGTAAATGAAGTAAAGTATGATCCAAGAGCATTATAAAGCTCTTGCTCTGTTATTAGTATTGTTTGAGATGTTCCAGATGCTGTAGGAAACTTGGTAAAGAATCCTACTGTTGAACCATTTGTAAGTCTTACAATAAATCTTGTTACGTCTAAAGGCACTGTAGCAGTTACCGATATGTTATTGCCAGACCAGACTGCAGTTACTGCTGTTGCTGGATCAGGTGGTGTTAAATCAGCTTCTATAGGATTTGATGGTTTTACCTTTACAGCATTTGAGTATGGTCCGTATAGTCCTGATCCACTTGTATATCTTGCTTTTACCCATCGTGAGACTGTTGTTGGTGTAAGAATATTTGCTGGTGTTATTTTGCTTAAATATACTTGTTGATACCCTGTTGTTGGTGCAGAAGCAGCATCTGACACTATCTCTTCTACGGACAAAAACTCATACGGCTTTGTGCATATGTCGGTTAGTGTTACACTATAACCCATAGGTATAGGTGTTGCAGTAATTATTGGAGTACATAAATCTACGATATAGGATGGAATGTCTGTTAATATTCCTTCTGCTCCAACCTCTCCGCTTTTATCAAGAGCTCTTACTATAAACTCAGCAAATGTTGTTTGGAATATACCAAAATATTTTGTATTATCAGCATAATAAAATATAACTTCTTGAGTAACAGATTCTGTGTTTAACTTAGTAGAGTATATTCTTGGTGTTATTGATGTACCATCTGACAATGTGTACTCAAAACTATCTATAGTATTATTTTCTTCAAGAGTTAAGTCTATATCAAAAGAAAAAACTAATGCTGGGCCAGAATCTAGTTCTTGCCACTGAGCTGAAAGATTAGTAATTCCACCTGGAACTTTTGGAACTTTAGGTTTTTTAGTATTAGGGTCTGATGGATTTGTACCAGTCGTCAAATTTGAACCACCCATTATTAGTGGCTTTCCATCAAGACCAATAATATCAATTTCTGATCCTTGGCGAGATAGAGTTTGTTTTATTTTATCCCATGAAACTCTTGGGTCATCAACATCAATAGATATAGTTGGATTTTTTGCAATAGACTTATTGCTTCTATATTGTGATGTCAATTTATCACCAAATTATTTTGGACCTGTTGCAGACCAGTTAAGATAAAAGGTTGTATTAGGTAAAATTGGAGGCGTTCTAGTTGCAGCATTTGTATTATTTGGCTCTGCTATAGCCCTGTTAACTCTAAAACTAAACTTACTAGCAGTAACTGCAAATATATTAAAAATAAAATCATAGTGTTTATCATCAAGTGCTGCGATGCTGGCATGACCAAATTGAATTGTTGCTGTAACAATTGGTCTAGCTGCAAATGCTGTATTTCCATTTACTGCAAAGTCTATGTCTCCATAATAAATTTGATCATTAGATATAGAGGACATTACGTCTGAGTTAAGCTTTGTTCTTCCATAAAGAATTTTTTGGGCCCCTGGATCAAACTGATTAACAAAATTATTTTCACCATTAAAGTCAAGTGCTTCTGGTACAGAGCCACCTAGGTTGTTTGTAATTGAGCTAATGCTATCGCTGTGCTGATTTACAACATTTATGACCTGATGCCAAGCGGCTAGGTCAATTACTTGTGGGTCTGATATTTTTACATACGGCATGATTATCTCCTATTCTGTTAATTATACCATAGCGTGGGCCTGGAATTAATTAAGCCTTTTAAGTGTTATAGTTGTACTTAGACCACTATCAAAGTTGTGTGATACTGAGTTTACTATGTTTCGTTGGCTCACTATACCGTTCAAATTATAGGAAAGTGTAACAAAGTCACCAACCTGTATCAATGGATTACCAAAAATATTTAGTGTTGTGGTTGTAGAAAAACCATCAATACCCATTTCAACTATTTTAAGCATTTTAGTTGCAGCTGATTTTGACTGTATCCACTCTGAGTCAAGCTGTACCACCTCACTAATGTTTGATGGGTCAAGTATTGCCTCTAGTATTTCAGGGTCTGATGGGGCAACAATCTCGTGTGTCCATAGGTTTAAATTAATTGTAACTCTAACAACTTCGTCAGACTCTTTTGTCAAAAGTACCATATGGGGTGAGCTGTTGGCTATAGCCATTCTTGCTCTGAAACCTGTATTTAAAGGTGTTGAATAAGATAGAGAGTCTTCTGTTACTAATTTCTTTTGCTTGTATTGCTGTTGCTCTTTTGTATTCCCTGGAAAATAAGACATCATGTACTGGATAGGAAACACGTCAACAGATACTGCTGCTGGAGTTGAATACTGAACATCGTAATAATTAATACCAGAAATTTCTGGCGTTGTTTGCATCATGTATGTGTTTGAGTTTGAGTACAATGGTTGTTTTTGAACAAGACCATTCAAGAACTCTCTGTCCTGATAGAAATATCCAGCGCTTCTTTCAAACAATGGTTTTTCTGTAGCATGAATTTCTCTAAGGTTTGCAACAGAGTAAACAAAGCTAAGTGGTGTTGGATAGGTTGTTCCTGGAAGTTCTTTTGGAGAAACTGAAGCATAAAATCCAAAGCTTTTTGATTCTGTGTAAAGATCTGGGACTGTTGGCTTTTGTCTAATTCCTGTAGTCGTATTAATGTCAGTAGGGTTCCAGTCTGCAACGCTCCCAGTTGTATCAGGAACTTGCCACCCTATAATTTCTGTATTATTTAAATAAACACATAGGGCTGTATTGGGATTTAGAACTGTTCCATTTTCTCCATCTGATCCATCAGTTGAATTTAAAACAACTCTTAAATTAAACATTTCATCAGTAACATAATTATATTGTGGCTCTCCTGCAGCTGCATTTGCGTCAATCTGTAAAACTCTTGGAAGCGTCTTTAATATATTGTTGCATTCGCCAGTAACATCAGTATATGCATACATATCTGATGAATCATAGATTGCCATCATATAGTTATACACTGGTGGCTCAAAGAAAGTTTCAGTTCCTGGCTTGTATTTACTATATTTGATTAATTCCACAAATAATGGTTTGGGTGATCCAGTGCTACTATGGTTTATATAAAGTCCTGCTGCAGCAACATTTTGGTTTGGTATGTCAAATTTTACAGAGTATGTCTTATAAGAATTTGTTGTTTCAGTAGATGGACACACGGCTGTTTTATTAGTTCCTGTAGCACGCAGACCCAGCTTTGTAACATTTGGAAGTTTTAAATTTTCTGTGTCATCGTGGTTATTTGTAATTAACGTGTTTCCGCTACTAGAAGAAAAAACAAAAGAACTATTAATATTTTTTTCTGACAAGCCCTTGCTTGCCAAGGATGTTATTCTTGTGTGAGCTGAAGGAACTGTTCCAAACATTCCACGCTGAACATTTGTAATATTGCCTGTTGGCTCTACAAGTATGTCATAGTCATAATTTTGTCCAGAACTTCCATCGCTTGTCTGAAGGCCAATTGTATGTTCTTTAATAAACTTGTTAATTTGTGATGACAGCTCAAGATTATTCTTTATAGATACTGTTACAGATTTAGTTTTACTTTTATTTGAAATAGTGTACTGCTTATACTCAAACGACATAATTTCTTTTTCTACTGCAACATAGCCATTTGTATCCATATTAAATGTATGGAATATGTCAAGCAGGTCGTTGCTATTAATATTAAGTATGTTAGAATTTTCATCCATACCTTCATCTATATAGTTAAAACCAACTGAATCAACTGTCTGTTGCTGCCAGACAACATCATTAGATGTAGTATAAATAAAAGCAGGAGAGTTCTTAATGTCAAGGTCTTTTACATTCTGTAGTGCAGGAGACTGCTTAACCTTTGGTGTTTGGTACCTTAAGGATACTTTTCCTGGTTTTTCTGTATTAGATACTGATAGTCCGCCTTGATTTATATGTGCTTCTGATATAGTAAGTCCTTCTGAAGTACTAGTTAATATATCATAAAGACCCAAGAACTTCATTACTCCATACTCATCAATATATGCCCCTATCTGATAAGCAACAAACATTTGATTTAGGGCATCAACAAGTGTAGTATCTTTTGAATTACAGTAGTAGTAGGATATGTCAAGAGGCTGTGCCTTGTTGTTACATATCTTGTATAGTGAATCATAGTCATAGTCTGTAAATCCAGCTAGATCTAAAATGTTTGTTATAACTTCAAATACCGTTTTTAAGTTAGCAACATAATCTGGCACAGGTCGTGACTGAAGATATCTAGATATATCATAAGATTGTACGGAAACTTCTCTTATATCATTTTCTTCCCATGAATCTGAGTAGAAAACTCCAGCAGGTATGTATTTGTTTGTTTCTGATATTGGGGTAGTTCCAGATACTACATGGTCCCGTAGGTTAAAGTTAACATAGAACTTGACATTCTTTCTTAACATATTAGATAGAACAGTTAAAGAGTTATCGCTTTGACTTGAAAAAATTGGAACAATTGCTCCGTTTTTTATGCTTGGTATTCCTGAAAAAGTTATTTTTGCATCGTTAGCATTTATTGATGATATAGGTAATGCAGTTTTATTTGAATCTAAAGATTTATTTACGGTAATATCTTGTACAAAATCTGAGAGGTCAACCTCTAGTCTTGGAGATATTTCTATAACATGCATTCTATTTAAATCATTTGTAACTGAGTCTCCTGAGTATGATGAAAAAGAAGTATTGATTGATCTTGATATTTGCGTCACTCTAATTTTATTTATTGTTGTTGTAAGTGTTAAAGCACCTACAGAATCAAACTGTGGCATAGTTGTCCAAGGTGTTTTAGACCAAGCAGAACCAGTCCAATACAAAGTTATTAGTCCATTAATATATCCATCAGCATTTGCAACTGGTGTTATAGATGTGCTTGCATCAACGGTAATTAAAGAACCATTAATATATATGTTTAAAGTTGGAACAGTCATCAAAGTATTAACCTTTATGACAATCTTATTTGTTGTTATGTTTTTTTCATATATTGCTGTTATGCTTTTTGATGATGAATCAGAAACAAAATATCTATAAGGATTAATATCTGTTGGTAGTGCATTCTTGAGTACTGCTACAGGTGGTGATGAAAGAAAAAATGAAGGGTTTTGAATAATTGGAGTAAGTGGCATATACTTGTTTCCAAAAAAATCTTTACCAGATATTGTTGTTGCTGTTTCTGTGCTTAAAGCCTTAGATGCAATCCTTCTATATCTTAACCCAAATGAACACTTGCTATCACCAGAAGATACGTATGACTCCCCTGGTCTAAAGTATGTAAAAGCACTATCTGTTGGAAATAGAGATCCATTCTTATAGTCAAAAAATGTTGTCTCGTATATTTCTGGTACAGTAAAAGATACTACAGGGTTTTCTGTTTCTTCTGCAAATCTATTTGCAACAATCTTGTATACAAATGAAGAGAAAGTGTCTGAGGTTTTTGATGCGCCCACATATGTAATTACTTTAGTCCATCCCAAAGAGCTTGCCTCTACTTGCTCAGAACCAAACTGTGAACTTGATCCTTTACCGTATGCATTTACCATGACTGGCATTGGACTGTTTGTCTTTACATATGTAACTACTTTATATGCTACTCCAGATAGTCCAGATACTGTGTACTCTACTGATCCAGTACCGCCAGACATTGCAAAGCTTTTTGTTGTAAAGTTTTCTTTTGCTCCTACTGTTACATCAGATACTGTTCCAGAAGTTAGGGTTCCAGAAATTTTTGCTCCAGTTCCTGCTGTTGTTATGTATGGAGGATTAAACAAGTTATGATTCCACTCAGCAGAAACTACTGGTGTTAATTTAATTGAGTCTGAGTTTTTGAATATATCAGTACTTTGAGTTTCTGTTAACGTACCAACACTTAACATTAGATCTCCGTAAATTCAATATTCATATCAACATAGTCTGAAATCTTTGTTCTGTTAATAATAGTTTTAGAAAAATCATTCATAAATACGTTATATGTTTTAAATCCAGTCTGTGCTGTAGCAAATGTTCCAGAAGGAAGTGATCCAAAAGCTGGGTCTGTATCAAGCTCTGAGGATACAACTTTTAAAAAAATTGGCAAACCTGAATTGTTTTTGTAAAAAGATTCAAGCCAAGCAGCACTATAAAAACCGTCAACACACTCAGATTGTTTTGATGGAACATAGCTCCATGATACAGATATATTATTTTTTTGAGCAACCACATATTTTCTCATTTTGCCATTTGCCATGCGTGACTGTGACTCAATTATTTCTGTAGAAATCTTAATTGGAGATCTATTATGATCTGTTAGTTTTTGCCATGTTCCATTAGCACCTGTTAAAGATACCTGTATACCAGATTCAATTAAATATGCCATTATAGATTAATCCTATTACTCTTATTATTTTTATCAAGCTCAACCTGAAGTTTTCTAATAACATAATCTCCTACAACTCTTGGATCTGATGAATTAGATGTAATAGGCATATTTATATTATACACGGTACCGCCAGAATTTGTGCTGATACTTGCAGTTCCATTATTAACTGCATTCATTGCATTTAAACCATAGTCTCTGACAGATGCAGCCTTTACAATAAACTCTCCATTTGAAACACGAAGAGATCCTCCACCAGCATAACCAAGTGTTGCTTTAATTGAGTCAGAGCGTCCTGTTCCAGGCCCTCTTATAAGTCCTCCGTTTGCTTTCTTAGTTATTTGTGCTTTCTCTAATTTAGTTAGCTTGGCACCATCTTGAATCTCTTGTTTACGTGCCATTAGTTTATCAATTGGTTCTTGTTGTTTATTTAGATATGTCTGTCTATCAAATTCTGCCTGTGCTTGAATTGACTGCTGACCAAGCATTGCTGCCTGGATATAGTTTCCTGAGATTTTTGCATTAACTGCTTGAGAAGAAAGGTCCTCTAGTTTGTTTACTAAATCTATTTCTCTTTGAATTTCATCATTAATCTTTTTCTGAGCATCTCTTTTTGCTTCTAAGGCATTAATTTGTTTTTCTAATATCTTAAGATATTTTTCTTCATCTGTTAATCCTTTACCGCCTGCTCCACCAGTGTCTGGATCTACATAAGGATTGGTTCCTGAGCCAGGGGTTGGTGGCTTAAGGCCAAAAGCTTTTTCAAGAGCAGCAAGCTCTTTTTTAAATGATGCAACAACATCTTCTGCTCTTTTTATTCTTCCACCAGCATTAGGTCCTGTTGGTTTTTTGTCTAACAAATTCATAGCAGTGACGACCTTTGTTAGGTCCATTGCTAATCCAACAGCTTGTGCTCTAACAATAAATAATTGATTATTAAAGTTAGAAAGACCATTTACGCCTTTTTGTATGTCCTCTGGCAATGTCTTAATAATTGCTTTAAGAACCAAAAGCTGTTCTGGTTTTGGCATTGTTGCAATTGCAGAGCTTATTCTACCAAATCCCTGAGCAAACTGTTCTGCAGATATAGTTCCATTTTTTAATTGTCCAGTTATTCCATTTATAAAGCCTACTGCTGCATCAGATGCAAGCTTAATGTTTTGTCTAGCTCCCTCACCAAACTGATTAATAATCTTATTAGTTTGACCTAATGCTCTTCCGTATACAACTGTCTGAGTAATACCTTTATCAACATCCTTCAATATAGCCATAAAGTTTTTATCAAAATTTAAAATACCTTGATCAGTTGAAAGGTCAATATTTGCAAAATCAAACTTAAAATCAGTTTTCCCAGATTCTTCTTGCAAAGCCTTAATAATCAAATCTATTTGTTCTTTAGCAAATCCTGAACCACGTAATTGAATAGCCATAGAGTCAAATACTAGCTTGGCCTGGGCGTCAGTGCCCTTCTTTAATGATGTAATATCATTCTTAAATTCTTTT